AATATTGGAGTAGGAATTGGCGCAGGACTAGGCGCAGCTGCAGGTGGCACTTTAGGAGCGTTTGGTGCTGGTCTAGCTAAGAGGGGCAAGAATGCAGCTATCGGAACTGAAGCATTTGGAAAATTCGCTGCTAAACATCCTGGAATGGGAAAGTTAGGCAGAGGCATTGGCGCATTAGCTACCAATAGGGTTGGTGGCGCTGCACTCGGTGCTGCTGCTTTTGGTGGCTTAGCAATTAAGGGAATGATTGGTGGCCAATATGAGAATAATAGAAGATTTGTTGCAGAATCACCATACATGCCAGGTGGAAATGGCTCCATGGCAACAGCTCAAGCATTAAATGCTAGCGGAGACATAGTTCTCGGTATGCATAATTCTAGAAGAGGCTACTAATGGCTGGCATATATCCCGATGCTCAGGGTGATCCTTTAGAGCCATTAGCTGCAAGAATGGCAGAAAATATTCCCGGTTTTGCGGCTACTGCCGGATTTGCTGCTTTACGCGGATCGAATACGATGTTGCGTGGCGGATTTATGGATGATGCGAAAAGTGCTAGGAAAGCGGAAAAATTTAGAATTTTTCAAGGCGATAAACTTTCTGGGGTAAATGAAAGACAGTTTGTTGGTGGTGGAAGAAGATTTAGTCCATTTGCAAAAAGAGCCGCATCAAAAGCAAAAGCTGGACAATCTCAATTTCTTTTTAAAAGTTCTAGAGTTAACTTTGCTACAGCTAGGCCACGTGCTTTAACTAGATTTCATTCACTTTCTGTTTTTGGTCAGAACGCAGGATATACACCATTCGGTGGGGCTGGATTTATCGGTAAAGCTAAGCCTGTTCAATCAGCTTTTGCTAAAGCTGGAATTAAAGCTGGAGATGGTGAAAGTTTACTTGGTCCCGGTTTACTTTCTTCTATCTCTGCCGGAAGAAAAGCTGATATGCTGGAAAAAAGAGCTCTTGGTGGCTCTTCTAGAGCAGCGAAAAGATTAGCTACAGCACAAACCCAAATTAATAGACTTGCGTCTATGAATAATCCAAGCTTATTAAAAGCAGGAAGTGCTTCGGCATCTTTCATTGGTTCTGCGCAAGCGGGTGGCACTGTTCGTGGCGTATCTGGAAACTTGATGGCTTCTTCTATGGCTGGTCAGGGAACTAGGTATTTAGCTGGATACTTTAGGGGCGCTCAAGGTTTCGGTGGTGTTGCAGGACTGGAAGGTGCCGCTAAAAAAGGTGCAAGAACTGCAGAGCTTCATATGATGAAAGCTATGCGTGGTGCAGGGTTGATAGGTGATGGAGTATCGACCACAAGAGGAATGAAAATGGCTGCTAATGCACTAGACGGAAGTGTTTTTAAGAACTTGGGAAGTAAAGGTGTTCTTAAAGCTTTAGGGACAAAATCTGGTGCTACGGTACTAGGTGCTAGAGCATTAGGTATGGCTATACCTGGATTAAATGTTGTAATGGCAGCATCAATGGTATATGATTTAGGTAAAATGGCTGGCGAAGTTGTTAAAAGTGGAATAAACTTAGCCAAAGATGCTGTTGTCTCAATGAAGGGCGATATCGCTAAACCAATGTTTGGCATGGGATATCGTGATACAGAAGCTGCAGCAACGTCGAGATCTCGTGGTGTCATGGCAATTCAAAACTCACAGTTGAATGCCAGATCGGCGCTTGGCAATGAAGGTGCAATGATGGCTGCACATTTTGGGTGATTATGAGTATATTAAAAAGTGGAAAAGAATTTAGAGAAAAATTAGAGAAACTTTCAAGAGATGATCTTCTTGAAGTTATTCGTATGCAGGATCCTGATTTAATCAAGCAGATTAATAGAATTGAATGGGTTTTTGAAAACAAGTTAAAACACCTAAACTGGAATGATGGATCTCCGGTTGTTTCAAGAACTATTACAAACAAGGAGCTAGCTTTACTTGTCGATGAGCCATTCGAAGTTGATTATGAGTTAGTTGAAGCTGGCATTAGTGCCGAGCAGCAAAAGCAGATTCATATAGCTAAAGATCCAATAGTTTGGGCAAGACATTTTTTGGGCGTTAATCCTCGCGTATATCAAATTCTTATTTTGAGAGATCCATCATTAAGAAAAGTTTTACGAGCTGGTCGACGCCTAGGTAAATCTTTTTCACTTGCAATCCAATTGCTACATTATAGTTATACTCGCAAAGATGGTCGATCACTAGTGATTGCGCCAATGAAAACACAGGTTGAATTAATTTATCAAGAAATATTAAGAATAGCTTCTAAAAATGAGACAGTAACTAACTCAATTACAAGAAAGGTTACTAGCCCCCAATTTATGATTCAGTTCTCTAATGGATCTACAATTCGATTCTTTACTTCTGGTATGCGCAGTGGTGGAAAAAGTGACGTAGCTCGTGGTCAAGAAGCTCATCTTATTATTCTTGATGAGATGGATTATATGCATGCAGATGACCTGGACGCACTGTACGCAATGCTTCAAAAGACTGCAGAAGATCAACCAGATAAAATCATGATTGGTGCTTCTACTCCTACTGGTCGTCGTGAAAGATTTTGGGAATGGTGCAATAGTCCAAGATTTAAAGAATTCTGGTTCCCTAGCTACTGTAACCCTTTCTTTAGTAAAGAACAGGAAGAAGAATTCCGTGAACAGTATTCTGTAAGTGGATATCGACATGAAATAGAAGCAGACTGGGGAGAAGATTCTGAAGGTGTTTATCCTCGTAAATTTATTGATAAAGCTTTCATTTCGCCAACTTGGTCTTATGAACCGAATTTAACTTCGGCTAGATCTTTTCATGTTATTGGTGTTGACTGGGATAAATATGGCGCAGGAACAAATATTGTTGTTTTAGAAGTTTGCGCAAATAATTATGAGGATGAAAGATTTAGAGATAAAGTAAGGATTTGTTATCGTGAAGAAATTAGTAAATCAGAATATACTTTAACTAAAGCTGTAGATAGAATTATTGAACTTAATAAATTGTTTAACCCTAAGCACATATATGTTGACCGTGGATTTGGCGAAGTTCAAGTAGAGCTTTTACGTAAGTATGGTGTAGAAAACCCTGCATCTAAAATGAAAGAAAGAGTTAAAGGAATCAGTTTCGCTGAATCAATTGAAGTACGTGATCCTTATACTAAACTAATGATTAAAAAAGAAATTAAACCGTATATGGTTGATAGTTTAAGGCAGTATTTGGAAAGAGAATTAATTCTTTTTCCAGAAACCGATGAAGAACTATATATGCAGTTGATTTCATATGTTGTAGTAAGAACTACTAGTAGTGGTCGACCAGTTTTTGAGGCTAGCGGTTCAGCGATGGATCACGCACACGATGCGCTAATCCTCGCATTACTATCTATTACTGAAAATTATGGTGAGTTTTCTAAAACAAATTTCGCTTCTAATACTGAAACTTTCTCGAATGATTTCGTCACAAAAGTTGAGGAAAGTTCTGATAGTGAATCAAAATCTTTTATTACTGGAAGAGTTCAAGCACTTTCTGGTTCCGGGAGAAAATTGAAAAAATCTGGTACTAGAATCGCAAGGAAAATGTTCTAAGGTTTATTATGGTAGTTCATAACTCTGTCAACACTGGTCCATCTGGAGTTCACGCCGAATATAAATTTGGTGGATCTTTTTTCCATGATGTAACTAAAGGTAAAAGTATTACAGATACTTTGAATAAATTCGTACCTGGTGCAACTAAAAATTTAACTTTCTATGATAACTACTCTATTCCTTTAAGCTCAGTTAAGGGACAGGTTGCAACAACAGAAAAAATAATTAATGACACTAAAAAAAGTATCGAAGATTTCTTTTTAAAAAAGCTTTTTATAAATCCATATATTGATCCAGATTTAAATGATGCACACATGCGTCTATGGAAAGAGGCTGCCCCTTATATGGATATCCCCGCAACTAAAACTAATGACACAATCACAGTTGCACAAAATACACTTCCACCATATATTTGTTACGACGAATATGTTTTCGCAGAGAAGTTTGCTTCTACAGCGTGTAGAGAATTAATATCTGAATTTGATGAAGCAATCTCTCAATCAACATTTTCTTATTTCTATCAATTTAGAAAACTTTTACAGTATCTTTCTAATGAAATAAGATATATTAAATCAATACTTTTCTATAATTTTGGAGCGGATTATGAAAGTGAATCACAGCAGAAAATCGCACTCAGGTTCGACACATGGGCAAAGATGGCATTACACTATACGCGCCGGATTGCCAGCACAATCCTTTCCAAACCAGGAGAGATCCCCAATGCCGAAGTGGATCAAGTCTCAAAAAAACAGGCCGCAAAATTCCAAGCTTTTTTTACGGTTAGATTAAACGCTGTTGATGAAGAAATTAATAATTTACTTTCTTCATTGAAGAGAGATTTAGTTGATGAATCAGAAATATTTTATAATAGATATGTCAGTAATTCGATTAAACTAACTAAAGATATTTCTGAACCTTTAGATCTTGAATTCCAAACAACTAATTTTAGAAAACAATTTCCTAATCTTTCTGAAGAAGTAGTCGCAGCATCAACAGTTTTTAGTGGCAACTTTTCGTCAGTTCATGCTGATATTGTTGAGAGATATGAAATGATGATCTCTAAAGTTGATGCTGTATTTATGTTCATTCATGAAAAAAGAAAGTATGCAAATTATCTTTCTCAATTAGCAGAAAAATCTGTTAGTAAGAAAAAGATTCTTGTCAATGTTGAAGATGATAATTTTTCGGGGTTATTCAGATCGGTTGCGGTAAATCCAAATAGAAATAATAGTTTTGGCGCAAGCCATGGTGATCTAGATGATTTAGAGGAAGATTGGCATCCACAGTATTTATTAAAATCTGGTGGAACTATTACTGGCAATATTGATATTGCCGATGGCGTAACTGTTGCCGGTATTCTTTTGAAAGATCATGCCCATAATGGGAATGATGGTTCAGCAAAAATATCTAGTATCGATATCGATTATGATACTCCTCGTCAAAATAATGGTTCTGGAGTGTATGCCCAAGCTCCTCTAAATGTAACTATTGATGGATTTATTTCTGATATAATTGATGGAGGTATTCCAGTTTTTGATCTTATTGTTTCTATTGAAACAGATGATGCAGTAAATCAAAGTTATGAATATGAAATTATTTATACAGAGATAGAGTCTTGATATGGCTTGGTTTAAATATTATAAACAAAATAGTTCAACCGTATCTTATCCTTATGTAAAAAGGACGTTCTCTAAGTTTACGCCTAAAGATACGCTAGCTGCAGGAACCTGGCTTTTTATTGACGTATCTGCGTACGAAATTAATACTAGATACGATGAGACTTTGACCTTGGTTGAAGATTCCGCATCATATATTGTTGTGTATGAAGATAATTTTTCTTCAACAGAAATAGGTGTTCCAGTCGAATGTGTGATTGAAGATGGGATTCTTTATTTTAAAACCGCCGAAGAACATATTGCGGACACAGAGTTAACTAAACAATATTCTATTTACTATAGAACCCCTAATATTAGATACTTGAAAGAGTTCACTGATGAGAATGACAATCTTTATTATGAGATAGTTGATTCTACTCTCGCTGACTATAACTCAAGTTTTTCTTCTGTAGATACTACACCTTTTGAGGTTACTTTAAGTTCAGAATATTATTATAATTTTTCTTTTGTTAATTCGGCAACAGATTGGAATTCCGGAAGTGCCGTTAATACAAACGCAAAGTTGTATTTAACTTTTAGTGGTCCAAATATTGAACTATATGGAGATAAAGGTCCATCTTTTGGTAAGTGTAAAGTTCGAGTGGTTTCTCTCACTAATACAGAGAATACTATTTCACTTATGCAGCAGGATTGGGTTACGATAGATGCGTATAATGCTACGAATCAGTCGAATCAACTTTTGCTTTCTTTAACTGGTTTAGCTTCTAATGATTGTCAGCTTGAACTTCAGGTAATTTCTGATAAGAATATTTTATCTTCAGGAAATGATTTTACTGTTAGTTCTTATCAATTTAGTTATAACGTTTTTTTAACTATTGATAAAGAAACTTTGTTTGATCAAACAGCTTTCACTGTTGCGGAACAGTTTGCTTCGGCTGGTCAAGCTATTGCCATGACATCCTCAGTTGCCTATATTGAGGCTCAGGGCCCCACTGGACCTACTGGTCCGACAGGACCTTCTGGGGCAGATGGGACTGATGGCGCTACAGGGTCTTCTGGTCCTACTGGACCCACTGGCGCTACTGGTGCTGCTTCTACTGTGACTGGTCCAACTGGGGCAATGGGCCCTGCTCAGTATGTTTCCGATACTGCGCCAGTTTCTCCTTCTACTGGAGATCAATGGTTTGATAGTACTACTGGAACGCAGTATGTTTATTACGATTCTTATTGGGTTGAAGTTGGTGCGTCAATTTATGGACCTGAGGGTCCATCTGGCCCTACCGGTCCCACTGGTCCTACTGGTCCTTCAGGCAATGATGGTATTACTCCTGTTATTAATACAGATGGAGATCCGGGCGCTACTATTTATGTTGGAATAGTTGACCCTCAAACTTTGTATACTTTGCAAACTGGTGATGTTTGGATTGAGGTTCCATCATGAGCTATCGTTTAGCTAATGTTAAAGTGTGGGATGGAACACAGTGGGTTAAAGCTGTTGGTTATGGTGAGTCTAATATTATTACTGTTTTTGATGAAATTATTTTAGTTGATTTATTTGTTATTAATGAGACTGAAACTGTGGATTTATATTTAGAAGATACATACGATTATTTGGAAACTATTGTTATCGCTGATACTGATTTAACTATCACTGATACGATTTCTGTTACTTTGGTATAAAAGGATTTTTGATGAATAATAAAAAAAGAGATATTGTTTTAGGGATTCATGATTTCATTCCGCCTGAGGGTAGGATTACTGTTGAGGTTCGTGATGAGTTGACTGGTAAGCTTTCTCAGAGAGTAAGAGCTGATAATGATGTGATGGATTGGTATACTCAGTGTATTCAGGAGTCTCTACAAAATCCAACGACTACATATGGAATTCATTATATGGGTAATGAGGCTAACGTTACTGATCCTATCGATACCGCCACTAGTCGATTAACTTTAGCTTCTACTGGAGTTAAAAATATTTATGGGTATTTAGATCATTTAAAAGTTTGTTCTCAACTATTTTTATCTGATAACACTTCTGCGATTGCAACAACAAGCTCTTATATCCCTGGAACTATTATTGGAGCAGCCGAGACTAGATCTAGCACAACTTATAATAACACTAAGATCGGTCAAGTTGATTATACTGGATGTACGGTAGATTGGGGTTCGCATACTTGGAGGTATAGTTTTATTCCTTCTCGTGGTAATGGAACTTTTCAAACTGTAGGATATGGCGTTCTTGTAGCAGACGCTAGAAGTTCTAGTAACTCTAATCAGATATATCCATACTTT